TATAAAAAGATAAAAAAATTATAATTTTTTTGTAATCATCTCTTTATCTATATATTTATTAAGAAAAACATATTATGGTAGAGCAAATAATTAACGATGGATTGGGTAATGCAATAACCCTAAAGTATGACAGCGATACTGACAAAGTTTTAGTAAAAAACAATGGCATTGATGAGAATTTTCGTGAAATTTATCTCAATGATTCTATTGATTTGGAAGAAGATGTAATTACAATCGAAGATACAAATGAACCTGATGATTGGAATAACTATACCGATGATTTTGGAAGAGCGGAAATGCAATTGTTTTGGGACGAACACAAGAAAAACAAATTTACTCGAGGACTTAGTTAATAAATAAATTATATTTGAAACCCCCTACTCTAAAGTTGGGGGTTTTTTGTTTATATTGTGTTTTGAAAAATAGAATAAATTTGTTATTTTTGAAAAAAAAATAGATATGGGAATTACTATTGATAAAGAAAATTACGTGGTTGTTAAAACCTCATATGGGTATTATACTGACAAACAGGGTATTATTTATCCTTTTTCAGTAGATATTAGTGAAACTCAAGGTGAACAAAAATGGATTGAAATATCTTGGGATGATGATACACCTGGAAACATCGATGACATAGAGTTTGAATTACTTGAGACGTTTCAATGAAATTAAAAGATAAAAAAATTGTTTTTGCGGGATGCTCGTTTACCTATGGGCATGGGTTATGGCATAAAGATTTACATCCAGGATTAGAGTGGCAGAGAATAGTTGCCAGTTCAATCATTAAAAAATTGGAAACTGATTTGTCTTGATATTTATAATTTATGAAGGTAATGATTTCGGAATCAAGATTAATGGATGTTGCAGTGTCGTGGCTTGGTAGTACTTTTGGAGATGCAGTTCCTTCAGATGCAAGAGAGATTTATGATGTCTGGGAATTTTACATGAAATATGGTGAGATTATTTTCAGTTGGTCAGATAAGGATAAAAAAGTTATAGTTCATGGCAACCAAATTGGGTATCAATTGATGAAAATGTTTGGTTTGGAATATGAACAAGCTCAAGGTGTTATAAGAAAGTGGTTAAACAACTATTATGGCATAAATCCAAAGACGATATACTTTGGTAGTTTCAATCACATTGATTTTCAATGAAATACAAAATAAATCAGTCAAGATTAGATGATATAGCTTACAATTTCATTCTTTCTCAATTAGGTGAGTTAGAGAGTCATGAAAGTTATACAACAAAAATCTTCAGTGACGATAACGATAAGACAACGGCATTTCTAATTTATTTTCCAAGAAAGGATGGTTATGTGCTAAGGATATCCGATGACATTTATGAGAATGCCCAAAATTTTTTTAACTTTGATAATGGTGATATGAGACGAATTTTAGACAAAATTGTAAATAACTTAGTTGGCGCTAAAATTGTAACTGTTGAAACTTTTTAAATTATGGTTACTGTAACAGAGAGAGCAAAAAACCAAATAATGGTTTTAATGGAAAAAGAAGGAATTATACCTGAGACTCATAGTCTTAGAGTTGGTGTCACTGGTGGTGGTTGTAGCGGTTTATCTTACCAAATGAAGTTTGATGATAAAATTGATTCAACTGATACTGTGATAGATCTTGAGTCGGTTAAGATTTGTATCAATAAATTGTCTCTTCTGTATTTGGTTGGAACTGAGTTGGATTATGAAGATGGTTTGAACGGAAAAGGGTTCGAATGGAGAAATCCAAATGCGACAAGAACTTGTGGTTGTGGTGAAAGTTTCAGTATTTAACAATCTCAGGATATTTATATAAAAATATCAGTTAATGAAACATATATTAAATAATTTGACGGATGATGAAAAAAATTCAATCCGAAATCAACACACAGGTGGAATGAAAGTCAACACCGATAAGTTTTCTAAGTTGGTAAATTCCAAAGTTGGAGAAGTTAAACCAATTAAATAAAAACCCTCAAAAATGAGGGTTTTTTTATATTTTTTATTAAATAATTCTTGTTTTCTTACTATTTTCTATTGATTTGTCGTAGTTGAGTATATGTTCGTAGATAATTTCCGCTAAAAGTTTGTGACCTTTCTCTGATGGATGATTACATTTAGTAAAATAACCATTAGGACCCATGGTATCAAGTTTTACATTCCTGAAACCATAGTTTGGTATATACTCATCCAACCCGTCCAAACTAAGTAACATATCTGTAATACAACTAAACCCCATGGGTCTTATAATTCTATGCCACGGAACCGATGATATCAATTCGTCCAATTTCATTTGTCCTATTGAGCTTTTAACGACAGGAGAAAAAACATCTATAAAATGTTTTCTATTAAGTTCCGGAGTAAACGCACTGATTAATAAAAGTTTTGCATTATGAAGTTCACACCAGTTCACCAATTCAATTATATTAAGAATAAATTCACTAATTACAAATCTTTCAGTATATAATTCTTCGCCAAAATCCGAAGTCAATACTCCGTATCCATTCTTTTCCCCCTCATAAAATGGCCACAGAGTTGAAAAGTGATTACCCTCGTTAATCAAATCATTTGCCAAATCTAAACGTTCAAACCCAGATACTGTGAACACAACAATTTTTTCTTTAGCCTTTTCGAACCCAAATATTTTATTAACCATAAGTTCTTTTATGGCAAATCTGTTTCCTTTTCCTGATAAACCCAAATTCAGTGGAGTCCAATCTGGCATATGATTGACGCAAAGTTGATTGACCCAAGAGTTTTTTGCGTTCGATAATCCAACTTCATACCATCCTTCGCTTAACATTCTTTTTTCGTCCCACCCAAATTTTTCCCACAATTCGATGGAACAAGCTCCATGTCCAGCACAAAAGCTATCCCCAATACCTATGAGAACTTTGGAGTCTTCGGTAATCTTATTTTCTAAAATATACGGATAATAATTATCTTTTCTCATGTTAATTTATTTTACGGAGTTGCAACACCTCTTTTTGACACTACAATTGACGCCATTTGGTTTGCGAAAGTTATAGATTCAGGAATATTCCTTGTTTCTAAGTATTTTAGACTAAAAAATGCTGTAAATGTGTCACCTGCACCACTAACATCTATTGTTTGTTTGGGAGAAGGTGATGGATATACGGTTTTATTGTGTCTTGCACCTTCTTTTCCTAGTGTAATGATGAATTTATCCATATTTTGGTCTGCAATTCGTTTATTTGGAACATATTCGTGTTCATTTAGCTTGATAAAGGTGAAAACATCGATTAATTCCTTCGAAAGTCGTTTTTTTGTGTCAATAATCGACAATTTTGACAATTTTCCTATCTCAATTAGTGTTTTTTCGGTCAAAAACCCCTTATTATAGTCACTTACAATGACTAAATCGGACTCAGTGATAGTTTGTACCATCTCAGGTGTTAAAATGAGTGTATCGACCTCATTTTCACCGTCATCGACCCTTAAAAACATGTGATTTGTCTTATCATCGATGTATCTGGCCTTTTTTATGGGATTTTTTTGATGAATTGTCTCAATTTTGAGTGATGGATTGTAAGAAATTAGGTTTTGAACCACATTTCCCGCCATTCCGAAGTTTTTTTCCTCATAAATGTCGGTCAAAACAGGTACTGGAGCTTCAGGGCACAATCTTTTTACATTTCCATAGATAAATATGTCAAGACACAATTCACCGATTATTGTTATTACCATAACTTAAAATATCTGTTGTTGAGAATTTATCTAATCGGTCAAAGATTACAATTTGTTTTGCGAATTCTTGCCCAATTATTTCTTTTCCGAGGTAATCAGATCCGATGATAAATTTATCTGGTTTATATCTTTCAAGGAGTTCTCTTAACATATCATCTGAATTAAAGATGACTACTGTATCCACACCTTTGATTTGTTTGAGGTTGAATGCCCTTTCATTTTCGGAATGAAATGGTCTTCCTTCTCCTTTCATTTGCTTTACTCGTTCGTCAGAATCAATTCCAATTATTACTTCTCCTCCGAATGACGCCGCGTGTTGTATTAGTTTAAAGTGTCCGTGATGTAAGACATCAAAGCATCCATTCAACCACATTTTCATTGCGAATCTCCTTTCCATACTCTGTAAGAGTCCGAATCAAAATGTTCTGTCGATACTTCAAATACAACTCCTTCAGTTAATGCTTCAAGTTGATGAGGCTGACCTGGCAATTGTCTTACAACATCTCCAACGTTTAAGATTTGTTCCTGAACTTCTGCAGTTTCCGTATCAATCCACCTGTAGATAAATTGTCCTTTATCAACATACCAAGTTTCGTCTTTTATCATGTGATAGTGCATTGAAAATTTTGCTCCTTCTTTGAAGCATAATAATTTACCACAATATAATTCATTATTTGTAATAATGATTTCTTCCCCCCACCCTTTTGGGATTTTACATGAGGGACATTCCGTTACGTTATGAACTTTAGGTTTTTCCATATAAAAAATATAATAAAAAAAAATTAAACCTCCATAATAAACGTATGGAGATGTGAATGAATTATATTGAATTCAAAGCGTCTTCTACACGGGAATAGTCGCAATTGGAGTCAGGAGTTGTAGTTTGAATCATATTTTTGAACAACTCCTGAACGATTGCTTCTTGAACAAAATCGTGAGAAAATCCCTTAGCTTTCAATATCTCTTCCACTTGGGTTTCTTGTCTCCGTTTTTGACGGTAGGTTGAAATAACCTCACCTTTCAATACCTCTTCCACCTCCATACGGAAGGATGCAGGAGTCCCTTGTGTGTAAACCACCTCACCTTTCAATACCTCTTCCACCATTACCTGTCTTGGTCCAGAAGGAGATCGTGTTGTAACAACCTCACCATTAAATACCTCTTCCACCGATGCCACGATGACATCAGCCTCGGCTATGGTTGAAGCAACCTTGCCATTCAATACCTCTTCCACCCACTCAATAATTACTGGCACAAACTCACGTTGTTCCATACTGAACAATAGAAAGAAATCTTCAAAAAAATCTAGTCTCCACCATAATGTTTTAGTTTTTTTGTAAAGTTCAAGGTACCAATATTTGGATTTGGCATCGATGAACCAAATAGAACCATTATAATTGATAATACTCACCGAAGAGAAATCTTCGGAAAGTTTATTCTTGATAATCTGTTTCAGTTTTGGATTCATCGGAGTTTTTTTTCAAAAATAACATTTATATGTTTCAAATACAAAATAATCATTTAAAATATGTCAGTAAGTTTCAATCAGAGTATTTATGAATATGAAATTAATTTTGGAAGCCAAAAAACCTGATGAGCAAGTAACCGCTGAACTCGAAGCGTTATATCCTCAATGGGATTTTTCAAATGTTGAGTACTACTTCGATGATGGGTCATTGAGCCCAAATATGAAAGGACAGAGATATTTGAATAACTTATATTGTCCTATCGAAGATGAAAATGGAAATCCTCATGGGGTAAGTAATAATTTGAAAGTCGCTTATTTATATAGAGGAGAGGGTGGTTGTAGGGAATGTCGTCGTCTAAGCATGGGGCCTAAAAGAGTGGACTTCGACGAGTACGTAAAAAATTTTCCAAAAGATAGGGGATATAATTTTGACAAAAGTACATTTTATCGAGAAGTAAGAGGGAACACCACAAGAAGATATGTTAAAAATGTATTTTGTACAAAAAAAGACAAAAATAATAAGGATCATGGAGTTTTTGCTAAAGGTGGGGTTAATATAGATAATCTTCGCAAAGGTACAACTGGATGTCCCAAATGCCGAATAGAGGAAGGATCGGTTGGTGAGAAAACATTATATGATATTTTAATACAACAGGGGTATAAACCAGACATAGATTTCGAAACAGAAAAAAAATTCTTAGATTGTAAAAGCGGAAAAGAATCGAATAGATGTACCCGATTAAAATTTGATTTTTATTTGAAAAATAAAGGTATTTTAGTTGAATACGATGGAGAACAACATTTTAAGCCAAATGCAAAACATGGAGGAGAAGAGAAATTCAGAGAAAGAGTAATTAATGATGGAACCAAAAATCGATACACAAGTCAAAATAATATTAAATTAATCAGAATTGCTTATACTGATTTTACTGATTCTGACAAGCTCGAAAAAGAATTACTTGCTGGATTGGCAAGTCCCAACCAACTTTATTTAAGTTCAACTTATCCGCAACTGGGGTGGAACGATCCTAAATTGGTACCAACACAATCTTCAGAATCAAAAATCAAAAGAGATTATGTTTTAACGGAGTCCCAACTTCAAAGGATTCTTGAAATTGCGTCAGATGAAAAAATACTTAACTCAATAAAAAAGTATGTTCTCTCCAGATTTGACGAAGTCGAGGATGTGAAATTTTATGATAGGGATGAATTACAGTCACCAACTGGAAGAAGACCTTCTCTCACAAAAAAAGTGGTTGAAATTGTTTTTGATAGAAGCAAAGTTTCATTTGTCGGAATGTTACACAACAAATATGAAGTTGAGAAAGCTTTGGAAAGTTTTTTTGATATACAAACGAAGGACCAAGATTCAGAATGGGAAATAACCATAGGCGAAAAATGATATGTATAATCAAAACCTCCAATATCGGAGGTTTTTGTTTTTTAAGGTATTTATGGTTATGAAATACATCATAAACGAATCTCAATATAATTTTTTAACTGAATCCAATCCATTATTGGGATTGAAAAGAAGGGTCGATAAAGAAACTTTGGAATCTTATATAAGAGGAGAGAAGATTGAGTTTGATATTTGCAATGATTTTGAAAATGGATTTCAATATGCCCAAGCCTTAATATCCGTCGGATCTGAGAACTTTTTGTTTTACCATACTCCTGATAATATGACGATGGATGAACATTATGACGCTCTCGATAAACTTATTAATATATGCAAAAAATGGTTTCAACAGAGTTTGATTGAAGAATACAATAGGTACTGTGCGATACAACAAGATGAATATCTTAGTGAACAAACTGATCCAGGTGACCCACCAATTAATAGAGTAATAACCAAACTGTTCAGATTCTTAAATGACCAAAAGAAAGTTCATAAAACCAAGGAAGCATTACTCAAAGTCATTAGAGATTATTTACCATTTTTTGGTATTCCCGAGAATA